GCTTGACACGCGGTCAAGATCGCTTTGGTTGCGTTGGAGGTTGACAGCGTCGTTGCGGTTCATGTTCCACAAACCCACCAGCCATCTTCCACGTACGACTTCAACGCGGTATCGCCAGAGTAAATGTTGTTGAAGTCGGTAGCGGTGCGCGGAAGACGCATCCACTTGACCTCAGACAACTGGCCGCCCGTAGTCATCTTCGGCCGGCCATCGGCGTCAACCGTCGCCACCTGTGAGAAGTGGAAGAACTTGTCGTACAGGAACTCGAAGACAACTTCGTAGAACTCGCTTCCTTGCTCTTTCTCGAGGTTCACGCCTTCGCAGATGAGCGAGTACGCGGGAAAGCCGCAGAACGTGGCGTTGTTCGTCGTGTTGGCGTAGTTGGTCAACGTCGTAGCCGCAGTGTCGAGCGCCACAACGCTCGCGTCTTGGGTTGCACGCAAGCGAATGCGAACTTGACCGATTTGCACACTCTCGAAGCCGTCAGCGCCCGTCACCGACGTTCCGCCGATGTCTCCTGTGCTGTTGCTTGCCGTGTTCGGCGGACTTGTCGTCCAACTCATCCGATGCAACTTGAGGTTGCGCGATGCGGTCACAAACGAGAACTGCGCCGGCAGCATCGTGATAGGCGTCGTCGTCGAGCACGGCGAGATGACGTACTTCGTGCGGAAACTGATTTGAGCATCTACAGCCTTGCCACCTTCGAGCAAGCGCACCGTGACCGATCGCGCACGGCAGAACTGGTGCCACGAACCGAGCGCGCCGTACGCGTCGTAGTCCACGATCGGCAACGCGCCGTCAGTGACCATGGCTTCGTACTCAGTCACGGCATTGATTGAGCCGCCGTTTTGCTTCTGAATGATGCGCGAAACAATGATCTCGCTTTCTGCACCGAGCGCAGCAACGCGCTGATCGAGTACGCGATCGTTCCACGAATAAACGCTTCCGGCTCCGCTCATGACATCACCTGTACCAGTTTGGTCAATACCGTGCTGTTTTGGATCATCCACGCACCGATAGCGTCGGCCATTCCGCCGCGCCCTTCGGCCATGTCAATCCGCTGTTGTTCAGCCATGCGCTGTTGGATCTGCGACGCGCCCGCTTCGTTCGCCACACTAAGCGCCATCTCGTTGCGGATTTGCTCGAGACTCTTGCCGCTCAAGAACGCGCCGAGGCCCGCGCCCGCAATCGTGGAACCCTCTTTCATTTGCTGAGCCCACGAAACTGCGCCGCCCGCTCGGCCTGTGTTGATGTCGGCGCTGCCGCCGATGAAGCCAGCCATGAAGCCGCCACCTCGAGTGCTTGCAATTTGCTTTTCCATAATCGCAAGCCGCTCGAGCAACACGCTGTTGGCGGTGACGGTTTGCTCGCCCGTGGTCTTGAATTTCTCAAGCGCTTCGCTGGCGCCCTTGGTCGCGTTGTTCATCGTTTCCATGATCTTGCCAGCCACGATGAGCGGCGACAACGCGCCCGCGATCGCGATGCCAGCCGTGCCGGCTGCGCCCGCGACGCCGCCGATCGCACCGAATCCACCGAGCGAGAGCGCTGACTGCGCGCCCGCTTTAAGCACGCCTTGCGCTGCGCTCGGCGCTCCGCTGACTTTCTCCATGCGCTTGGCCGACGCTTTGATTTTGGCTTCGGTTGCCTTCAATCCGGCATCGACGCCTTCGGTCGTTACGACAACGGGAACGTGTACTTTAGGAAGACTAGCCACGTGGTAACTCCTGTAGTGCTTCCTTCACCGATTCGTTGACGTAGTGCACGATGCTGTTTTGATGCTTCTGTCCCGCGCGCGTGATGTAAAGCCGCCGATAGATGCGAGTGCCGAGTGATGCGGCGTTCTTCTTCAATCCGAGGCGCCAGCCGCGTCGCTGCGAGAACGGCACGATGCGTGCGTTCTTGTTGCCCTTCCACTTGCGCACGAGTTTCGGCGGCGGCTTCGATCCAACTTGCCCGTCACTCGTCAGCGTCAAGCCCTTGCGAACTGGACGCCAGCCTTGGTCGTAGAAGTGCGAACGCTTACCGACGCGGTTTCCATCCTTGCGGACTCCGACGCCGGCCCAAATGATCCCCTTGCGGTAGGTCTTGGTCTTGACTGCGATATCTCGTTTGGTGCGCTTCGCCTTCGGCAACGCCAGCGCTTTCATCGTGCGCTTGACCGCGTCGCCCCAGTTGCGCAATCCCTTGCGCACAATCTTCTTTCGCATCTTCTTTGGAAGTTCCGACGCGATCGCTGCGATCTTCTCCAGATCCTCTTTCGAGGGTCGGAACTGGATCTTGAATCCGGCTCGTTTTGCGGCGGTCGAGTTCACGTCGGATGCCGTCCCAATCGGGGATATCCATTTCCACGTTCAGCGCTGCAACGCTCAACGTAGCGAGGTCGGTGCTCGTCAGTGAGAACGCCACACGTAGCACCCGACGTGCGGCGTCAGTTAGTCCCGGCCTTCGGCGTAGAGCCGCTCCACCAGCGCTGAAATTTTCTGCACCGTGAACGCGTCAGCCGCAAGCGCTTCGTCCACGCTCGCGAACACTGGTGCGCCATTCTCGACAAGATGCCGAGCGACCATCCATGCGGAAAGGCGCTCAGGCGTCTTCGTTGAGACGTCGAGCGCTTCGATGAGATCGAGCGCCGACGGTCGGCGCAGCTCGACGGCAACGCCGTTCGGAAGCGTGCCGTGCCAGTTCTTAAGAGTGAGTGCGTCTCGAATGCTCATGCGATCGTGATTGTGCCGGTGTATTGAATGGTGAAGTTCGCGCGGATGACTTCGTTCGTTGAAGCCGTTGCGCTGAACGATTGAACAAACGCTTGGCCGCTATAGGTCATACCAGTGGAAAGCGTGATAAGCGCCGTTGCGCTTCCGCTTCCGCTGTTGATCGCGGTTTCGATCGCAGCCATAGCGGTACTGCCCTGATCGTAGAACATGTCAATGGTCGCGGTGCATCCACGATTTCCGACGATGTACGTGCGCGGGCCCGTTGCAATGTCGGTCGTGTCGATCATTGTCGCATCGTATTGAATCGACACAGTGCCGAGCCCGTTTACTGCGGTTCCGGCCCAACTGAAAGACGCAAGCGCTGACGAGAGTGCTGCCATGGGTTCATTCCTTATAGTGAATCGTGATCGTGTTCGAGACTTCGGCGGGTTGCTGTTCGTCGCCTTCGCCGACACTCGCAGCGTCAATGGTGTAGCCGTCGAACATCACCGCGGTGAATTCAAGCCCGTTGTACGTGCCTGTATCGCACGCGCTCGGGACGAACGCTGCAATATCAAGCGCCGCGTCAGTCGTCGTCGCGATCACGCGAACGTCAACCACGGCTTGCCAGTAGAGGGCGACAGCGCTGCGCTCGTTGCTGGTGACTTCGTACGTGATCGCCGGCAACGTGCTCAGTTGCGGTCGATACCCGTGCGTGATCGGATACGCGGCGAGTTGCGCAGTGTTGTCGAGCATGTTTCGGATCGCGGCTTCAAGGCTCATACAACCTCCTCGGCTTCGATCACGGCGACCATGTCGCGTTCATCCAGGTTGGTGATCCCAGCAATACGGAACGTGCGACCACGTACCACAAGCCGGAACGTCTCGTCAATGCCCCACTTTTTGAGCGAGTTCCAACGACATCGGATCTCGGCACGCCTCACGGTTGCAACGCCGTCGGCGTACTGTTGCTCGGCTGCCGAGTCGGTGCGGAGATCGACCCACAATGGCGGGTTGCCGTTCGCTGCCGCAGTGAGATCGTTGAACGTGCCGCTGCGCTGCCCGAGATCGTCGGTCGTGCCGCTCGGTTGCAGCACCGATGCGGGGAAACGTAGTCGGCCGCTACCGATCATCGCAGCGCCCCACGCGCGCTATACGCGTTCAAGATGTACTTGAGAGACAATGGCACTTCGGCGAGCGACGCCACCGAGGTTGCATCGGGGTTGGCGTACCACGCGCCCACGAGACCGACGATTGCCTGTTGCAACGCGTGCGGCACCTGCACGTACCCTGCTTCGTAGGTCACGGTCGGATAGGTGCCTTCGTATATCTCGGGCGTCTGTTTGAACTGCAACGCCGTCAGACTATCAGTGTCATCGACGTACCAATCTGCGGTTGGCATCGTCGTGAGCACGTTGCTGCCGT